AATCGAAGAATTATCCGAGGACTATATAGAGGATGATGAAGATGATTTGGATACTGGAGAATGGGACTAAACTGGCAATATAATGAAACTGATTTTACTGATGACTTGATTGGTGATAATTACGGGTTCGTGTATCAGATAACTAATCTGACGAATGGTAGACAATACATAGGCAAGAAATTTTTTTATTCTGCCAAAACCAAACAAGTCAAAGGTAAGAAAAAAAGGTATAAAGTTTTAAGTAATTGGCAAACTTACTATGGAAGTAGTGACAGTTTAACTAAAGATGTGTTACAATTAGGACACGACAATTTTAAACGTGAAATACTTCATCTTTGCCGTTCCAAAGGAGAATGTGGTTATCTTGAAGCTAAAGAGCAATTCATTAAAGGTGCTTTAGAATCAGATGATTACTACAATACTTGGATAATGGTACGAGTGAGAAAATCACACATACAAGGACTATTATGCTTGGATTCCTCGAAGGATTAAAAAATGAAAAATTTGATATGATTCAATTTATGTCTGGTGATAATCAAGATATGATTGAAATTGTAACAAATGTTTATAATGATACACATGCGCCTACTGAAGAAACTACATTAGGAAAAAAATACCATATTATACTTTTTAAAGAAGATGAAGATGGTAAATTTATTAATCAAGATAAATTTGAAGCAATACTACTTGACCCATTGGAATATATTTCGGAATTAATACCACAAAACTGGTATGGTATTATTGCCAAAAAAACAAATAAATCTGAAAAATTTATCAATAATATATTTGACAAAATGATGGAAGTGTGATATAATAGAATTTTGAAACTATTGAAAGTTTGTTATGTTACTCGTAGACTTAAACCAGGTATTACTTGCCGGACTTATGGCACAAATTTCAGCACAGAAAAATGCCAAATTGGAAGAATCACTCATTCGGCATATGGTATTGAATATCATTCGTACCCATGTTAAAAATTTCAAAGCTGAATATGGAGAAGTGGTACTTTGTTGTGATAATAGAAAATATTGGCGTAAAGAATTTTTTCCATTTTATAAAGCAGGCCGTAAGAAGTCAAGAGAAAAGTCCGATTTAGATTGGCACTTAATCTTTGATATACTTGCTAAACTCAAACAAGAACTCAGAGAAACATTCCCATATAAAGTAATTGATGTTGAAGGTGCTGAAGCAGATGATATCATTGGTACTTTAGTTCCAATTTATGCTAGAGACCAAAAGATTTTAATTCTATCAAGCGATGGAGATTTTTTACAACTGCAACAATATGGTTCTAATGTTAAGCAATACAATCCGTCTTTAAAGAAATACATAAAGTCTGTGGATCCAATATTAGAACTTAAAGAGAAAATTATCCGTGGTGATAAAGGTGATGGTATACCAAATATGTTTTCGCCTTCAGATTGTTTTGTTCGTGACCTTCGCCAAAAGCCTGTAACTAAAGGAATGTTGGATAAGTATCTTACAGAGAGTGTTGAAAATTACAATGAAACAGATAAAATAAATTTTGCAAGAAATTCTACGTTAATTGATTTAACAAAGATACCTGTTGAGATTAAAGAGAAAATTATAAATACTTATAATGATACAAAACCGGCATCTCGCCAAAAGTTGTTGAACTATTTTATAGAACATAAACTAAAGAATTTAATGGATGTCATTGAGGAATTTTAATGAAAAATATATATGAAGTTTTTGATGAGTTTGAGTTAGCTGAATCAAAAAAAGAAAGAATGGCTGTTATTGAGAGAAATTTAAGTAAAACATTAGTACAAGTATTCGAATTGGCATATCATCCAAGTTATGAATGGTTGATAAAAGAAATGCCTGATAATTATAAAATACCTAATGATGTGTTGCCTGGTATTACGACAGCACAATTATCAAATCAAATTCGTAAAATGTATATGTTTAGAAAAGGTGAACCAACAGCTGAAAAGCTGACACCTGAAAAAAGAAATGAGTTATTGTTGCAAATACTAGAATCTTTAGAACCCCGTGAAGCAGAAGTTATTATAGGAATTTTTCAAAAAGATTTAGGTGTAAAAGGATTAAATTACAAATTCATTAAAGAGGCATTTCCAGAATTATTACCATAAATGATTGAAAGAGACAATATAATAGTCACTAGTGGAGCTTTTGATCCACTATCTTTAGAAGAACTTCACTTTCTCCAAAAATGTAAAGAAAAAGGTGATTGGTTAATTGTCGGCATACACACAGATTGGTGGATGAATTGGGCTTATGGAGGATTCACACAATCATATCAAACTCGCCGAGAAATACTTTTAAATATAAAATGTGTTGATGAAATATTTACATTCAATGATACTGATGGTACAATACATCAATTATTAAAACTCACAAAAATTTGTTATCCTGATGCTAAGATTACTTATATGTCTACAGCAGGATTAAACAATATACCTGAAACAAAATTCAAAGGTATTTTTTTCGAAACATTATAAAGGGAGAAAGTTGGTGACTAAATTTGTAGGAAAATTCCGTAAGAATCAAGATTATAATGATGATTACAAATACATGCCTCAACGCAAACATCGGAATGAACATTCTGAAATCAAAAAATTAAAAAATCAAAATTATGATGATTTCCTTAAAACTTTAGATGAAAATACTTCCATAAAAGAAAAGTTATAAAATGTTGTTTTAATACAACATTTCACTTGACATATAGTCTATAATGTCATATAATAGAGTTCTTAGTTGAAAGGAACGCTATTATGATGATATACGGTTATATTCCAAAATCCAAACCAAAAAAATTAACAAAAGCTCAGCTTGAACAAAAAGCTGAATGGTTAAAAGCACTCAATAAAATATCAGGAAAGCGGATTATTTCCACTTCCACGAATTTTAATAAAACAATCGCTTCGCCTAAGATTCCTCCTGGTCGAGAAACGCCTAAAATTGCGTCCTTGGACACAGGCTTCATTCCTTGCACAAAATCCGTTGAAGGAAACGTATATACAGGCGAAAAAATGAAAGGAGTTGCAACGATGCACAAATCCAATGCAGTTCCTGTGTTTACTGATAGTGAAGCAAAAGAAATTTCGAGTATGAGGAGATAAAAATGTTACAACCGCACGAAGAAACGCAAATTTTCAAAGGAATTGACGATATTATGTTCAATTTAAGACATATTCCAGTTGATGATGTCGCATATTTTTTAGTAAAATTCAATCCGAAGCTGGCGGATGACTTAGCAACATCAATTTCACAACAATTTTTTGACAAAAACGAAGGAAAAAAGCATGAATAATGAAAATATATACATTTGGTTAGAATCCCCAAAAGATTCAAATGGTGAACCTGCGTGGAAAGCATTGGATGACGCAATTCGTAAGATGGCAGCTTTAACTGGATTCGAAAATGACCAAAGTAACTACCAAAAAATGAAGGAAATGTACCAATAATGAAAATGTTGTGTAAAAACAACAGTCTACTTGACACCGACCATGGTTGTGTTATAATGGACTCTTATTAATTGATTAATCAGGAACTATATTATGAATCGAAACGCATTACAATTTATTGAAGCTTGTGAAAAAATGTTTGGTAATGATTGTATTATTACCAGAGACGGTATCGCTGAAGTGGTATCAGAATCAGGCGCACCTTATCCTTATTGGTTAACTACAAAATCTGAATATCGTTATAGTCGTGGCCAGTACAAAGTACCACCATCTGGCAAAAAGATTCAAAAATCTCAACCAATCAAACAGGAAGAATCTGAAATGGAAATGGCATATACAAATGTCGTACAATTACGTCAACCAAAATTAGTTGATGATAATGAACCTGCTGTTCCTGCAAAATATCCTGATTATGTACCTTTTGGTTTCTTCAAAGATTTGCGTAACATTATCAAATCTGAAATGTTTTATCCTGTATTCGTAACTGGTTTATCTGGTAATGGTAAAACATTAATGGTTGAGCAAGTATGTGCTGAATTAAATCGTGAATGTATTCGTGTAAATATCTCTATTGAAACTGACGAAGCCGATTTACTTGGTGGTTATCAGTTAATTAATGGTAACACCGTTTATAAAGATGGTCCTGTTATTACTGCTATGAAGCGTGGTGCAATTTGTTTGATTGACGAAGTTGACCGTGGTTCAAATAAACTTATGTGTTTACAAGGCATTCTTGAAGGCAAACCATTCTTCAATAAGAAAACTGGTGAAATGATTTATCCTGTCAACGGTTTCAATGTAGTAGCTACTGCAAACACTAAAGGTCGTGGTAGTGATGAAGGCAAGTATCTCTCACAAATTCTTGATGACGCTTTCTTAGAAAGATTCCCAATTACCGTTGAACAGGAATATCCTGATGCTAAAACGGAGCGTAAGATTCTTTCACCATTGATTGATGATGCTGATTTTGTATCTTGCTTGGTTCAATGGGCTGAAGTTGTTCGCCAATCATTTGACAACGGTGCTACTGATGAAATCATCTCTACTCGCCGTTTGGTACATATCGCTAAAGCATACAAAATCTTTGGTGATAAGATGAAAGCAATTACAATGTGTGTAAATAGGTTTGATACTGAAACTAAAGAAGCATTCCTAGACTTGTATTCTAAAGTTGATGCTAAAGTAGAATCTCCTGCTAATACTACTACTGAAGTTGTTACCGATAACACAAGAGGTTTCTAAAATATGGAATTATTACAAACCAAATCACTTCTTGCCAAATTGATGGCAACAGAAAATCTTGTCGTAGAACAAAAGCCGGTCGATACAGCATCTTTTGATGTAAAGAATCGTGTATTGGTTTTGCCTATGCTTGATAGGAACATTTCTGGTTATCTTTATGACCTCTTAGTAGGTCATGAAGTTGGTCATGCCCTATACACTCCTGAAGAAGGTATTCTTAAAGCAAAAGATATGGGAATTAACCTATCTTTGATGAATGTGTTAGAAGATTCTCGTATTGAACGTAAAATCAAACACAAGTATCCTGGTATTCGTGCATCATTTATCCGCGGTTATACCGAGTTGATTGAAAAAGATTTCTTTGGTACTGCTGGTGCTAATCTCAACAATCTAAACTTTATTGACAAAGTGAATCTTTTCTGTAAAGGCGGCCCAGCTCAAGGTATTATCTTCAATGAGTTTGAAAAAGATTTACTCAATCAAATTGAATCTACTGTTACCTATGATGATGTCATTGAAGTTGCCAAAAAAGTTGTTGACTACTTAAAGCTAGAAGAAGAAGAACGAGAGAAAATAAAGAAATCTCTTCCTCAAGAACCAGACGAAGATGGTGAAGAAGGTGACGATTTTGATAATTCTGGTTACGAAGATTCTGATGAAGAATCGGATGCTGATGAAAAGAAACCACAGCAACCACAACCTATTCCATCTAATGAAGATGAAAAAGAATCTGGTGACCAAAAAGATTCTGATGGTATCTTCTCTCAAGAACCTGAGCATGCACAAGAACCACAGAAAGAACTTAAATCACATACTGATGAAGCTTACCGTGAGAATCAAAAGAAGTTATATCAAAACGATGGTAATGAATATTATTATGGTAACATTCCTGATGTTAAACTAGAAGAAGCTCTTGTACCATATAAAGAATTATGGAAAAAATATAAAGAAACATATTCAGAAATGTATAGTTACGATAATGCAGGTATCGATGATGCCGGCTTCCGTAAACTCCGCCAAGATTCATCGAAAGTAGTTTCTTATCTTGCTAAAGAATTTGAGATGCGTAAAAATGCTGACCAAATGAAACGGGCTACAATTGCTAAAACTGGTGAATTGAATATGTCTAGAATTTATTCTTATCCATTTAGTGAAGATTTGTTTAAGAAAGCTACAATTGTTCCTGCCGGTAAATCTCACGGTCTTGTGATGTTCATTGATTGGTCTGGTTCGATGGATGAACACTTAGAAGGTACGATTAAACAGTTAATCAACTTGTGCTTGTTCTGTAAGAAAGTAAGTATTCCTTTTGATGTATACGCTTTCTCTACTGAATATGGTAATGCTCATGATATGTCTAAGATTCACCAAAAAGAAGGCGACATTGTTTTGGATAAATTCAAGTTGTTAAATTTCTTATCTAGTAAGATGTCTGCTTCAGAATTTAGTTATGCTGGTGCCGCTCTACTGAGAATGTCCAATCGCTATTATCGTCCAGTTGATTTTATTTTAGGTGGAACTCCGCTGAATGAAACAGTTATTGCCGCAATGAAAATTATACCTGAGTTTAGAAAACAGTATAAAGTACAAATTGTAAATGCTGTATTTCTCACCGATGGTGAAGGTCATTCTACCAATAGTGTCTGGAGACAATATGAAAGCAACGGTGAGTTACATCGAACTAGAGGTACAAGTAAATCATCAAGAGATACATTTGTGATTCGTGACCCAAAAACAAAACACCAAGAAATGGTTGTTGGTGGTTGGGGTGTTGATGTTACAAACGCCTATCTCAAACTCTTGAAAGCAAAAACAAATTGTAACATCGTTGGTTTCTATGTACTGACAAATAGAGATTTCAAACAAGCTTGTTATCGTTATGCACCAAAATCTGTTGATATAGATTTATTAAGAGCTGAGTTTCGTAAAAATAAATATGCAGTATTTACCAATGCAGGCTACGATGAATATTATATGATAAAGTCTGATGCACTAGATACTGATGAAGATGTTGAGTTTGAAGTAAAGAGCCAAACGACTAGAGGACTTGTATCCGCATTTAGTAAGTATACTGGTAATCGTTTGAATAATCGTGTAGTATTGAACCGTTTTATAGGAATGATATCATGAAAGATATAGCAACTTTTGTTGGCAATTCAGGTAAATCTGTAGCCATCATTTATGAAGGTGATGATGGCGGTGTTAAGTTTTATCAAGTGAATTACGGTGTGCCAGAATCTATAAAATCATTTAAGGTTTTTATGACTGAAGAAGAGGCAACCAATTTTGCCTCAAAGTATACAGACACAGGTAACAAACCTACTTTATTAAGTGAATAATATGTTAGACAAATATGATAAATTAAATGAGATTCTTCTCATCACACAAGAAGAATGTGCAGAAGTAACCCAAGCAATTTCTAAAATATTTCGTTTTGGTTATCAAGATGCTTGGCCGGCAGATGGACCAAACAACCAATTCAGACTAGAAGAAGAAGTTGGTGATTTACTTTGTATGGTTGATTTGATGATTGAAACTGGTATTCTATCCGATTCAAATGTCAATGCAGCTAGACA